CCCTATAGGTATATGCTGGAATATCTTGGAAAGATTCTTGTTCTGCAAGATATATCAAAGGGTGGGGAGTTTCTAGCGATTAATAATGATGTAATAAAGGATGTTCTTAATCTTTTTAACTGGAAAAGATCGACAGTTCCTGTTCTCGCGCGTGACATGACCTTTCAGGCTTGGTGTAAGACTGCCTACGTATGGTACAATAGTAATCCACCCGAAAATATGCCGACGCCCCAAGAAATTACGGCCCTAAGAAAGGCCTTTCAATTCACATGGGATAAGTCACCGAGTGATGATGGGCGTATTTTATGCCTTGTTGATGATATCTGGATCACTGAAAAACTCGTCTGCGATTTAGAGGCGAATATTGGTGGAGATAACATGAATTTTGTAGCTGTTAGAAAGGGTGATTCACTATTGGACTTAGTTAAGAAATTCAATGGGGCGACGGGATTGTTAACATTTGCGAAGAATCCTATTAATGCGCTTTCATGGCTTCTGCCGGCGAAGGCAAGGGTGTGGGAGATTCAGAGTGAAATCAAGCCCTCAGTTGATCTCTTACATTTATCCGATGTGGCCGGTCTAACTCATACGCTTCATATTGTAGCTCGACAGAATCCTCAGAACGATATTGAGCGACAGATGCTTCTTTCGGCAATGTGTAAGGCAATCGATGGGCTTGTTCTTGCACCTCCGAAGGTAGTGGCCCCCTCCCGCCCAGAGATTAGAATGCCGGCATTTAATTTGGAGGGATTTTTCGCTCATACAGGCGATTCATTTCGTGAAATGGTGAAAATATGGGGAGAAAGAAAATATGTCACGATTAAAGAATGCCAAGTAAAGAATATATGGCTGGGTGATACCTTGTTGTATGATCGCCCAACACTTCAATGGCTAGAAGCCTCTCCATCTACAGAACAGAAATGGAAACAGGGACTTTTTGGAAATCCGACACCTCCAGAGGGCGGTCTTGCATGGTCTTTTTGGCCCCGCCGGCCCCGTATTGTCGAAGAGCTTGTAGGGCGTGGTGTGGCATCAAAGATTTTCGAAACTCGTACGCTAGGTGTAGTTTTCTATGGTCGTTCTGAGAATGCCGTTCAGAAAGGGAATCGCACGATGCACGATTGGGAGCCAGCCTGTGATGACTACGTTCATTTAGAGGATTCTTCTACACCCTATCCTTATACGCATCGCGAGTATCTGGAGCGTCTTTCGAAGGCTCGTTGGGGTCTCTGTCTTGCTGGATTTGGAAAGAAGTGCCATCGTGAGATTGAGTGTATGGCGATGGGCTGTGTTCCTGTAGTTGCACCAGAGGTTGATATGACGAACTATGCGGATCCACCAGTTGAGGGACTTCACTATATTCGCGTACAGACTCCTGCTGATATGGCTCGACTAAAAGATGTCAGCCCCGAAGAGTGGCAGAAGATGTCAACTGCATGTAAGGACTGGTGGTCGAGAAACTCCTCAGTAAAGGGTCTATGGGAACTCACGCAAAAATTAGTTGGTCCCGTCTAAGCAATCACATATTTTACCTAAACAGAATGGCGTCCGAACGCTCAGGACTCCTATCGGAAGGTGCTCTTTATGAGACCCTTGCGAGAGGAAATAAAGATCTATATTTTATTGGTTCTGGATTTACCGATACAGTAAATCCCTTTGAATCGCGATATGAACGCGGGCCAGGATTTGTAAATGAACTTCGGCGTACTGTCCCGTTAAACGCGGTTGATTTCGGGCGTTCTTGTGAATTTGAGTTCGATATTGCGGGAGATATATTCCTTGAAACAACATTGACAATTAATCTTCCTACATGGTTACCGGCAGTTGAAGCGGGTCTGAATCAGGAATCTGGATATTCTATTTTAGGAAGTTCTGGGGAGGGCTATGGCTACACTCGTGGAATCGCCTATTTTCTCTTCTCAAATATTCAGATTTATCAAGATAAAATTCTTCTGCAAGAATTTAGTGGGGATACACTCTGGGCTTCACGACTTTCCCGCGGATCCTTAAACTCGGCCTATCTTGATAATTCTCTCACAGGTATGACGGATGTATCAGGTTCTCCTATATCACTTTCACGTCAAGCAACTCCTGGAAGTCTTCGTTTAACACTGCCAATGATTGGAGGTAGGGGGGGAACTCCATCGATTGCCATGAAACAACAGGCATTTCGTTTGAAACTTACGTTGAGACCATTAGAGGAAATTGTGGAATGTTCCGACTATGCAGTAGTCAATCCAGCACCTTGGAAGCTTAATGCATTTAGGGTGTCGAGGCCAGATAACTCGTCTTATACTATTGCTCCTCTTCCAAGAGAACTCATTGGAAAACCGCAAATATTTCTGGAGACACGTCATGTTTATTTGGATCCTGATTCGCAGAAGGGTATGATGGATACCGAACATGAGATACCATATTCTATTTTTTATGAAAATGAGATAACCTTTGGTGGGCTTGATTATGCGGGAGCGAACGAGGCAACTGCCTCCTTTCCAGGATTTGTTAGAGATCTTGATGCAAATCATACGGCCAGTCGTATATTCTGGTTTTTTAGAACACGTGATGATTTACAGCGGGGGCGTCGCTGGGCCACATCATCCTATAAAAATCCCTATTACCAGGATGTTACCTTTTTAATTGCTGCGCGTGATCGTGAATCTCTGGCAGGACCGGCCATATGGAATACTCTTGTACCTTTTGCGAAAGAGGATCGTGATCCTGGTTTTGCAATTGGAGAGATGAATTGGGATTTGGGGGCGAATCTTCCAACGGATGAACGGGTGCCAGAGGGATCGATAAACTTTTCAACAGCAGAGAAACCAGTCTTTTATTTTCATATTCGTCCACCGAATCTAGATCAACCATTTTTAACACAGGTTGTTGAAGTGATGGTTGTTATAGAATCATGGGCGCTGTATACTGTTGAGAAGGGGCGGGGGTATTTTAAGTTTAGCAATTAACATGGTAATATAGAATGAGTAAACAGCCTCTAGGAACAATAACAACACTATTGGATCTCACGGATCGTGACGCCCAAGAGAATTATTTGTATCCACTTAGTTCAAATACAACCCGTTTTTTTAGAGCAAGGGAGCGAAGAGTTGTCGCATTTACTCCGCAAATTCAGACAATTCTATTTCGAGGTCCGGCCGAGTTCGGTCAGCGATTCACATTTGATATCGGATCTCTCCTCGTCGGTGATCTCATATACGGCGCGGCCCTACAAATAAAACTCGGGCATTGGCTCGATAAAAGAACTTTAAATATGCTTGCGGCGGGCGAATACAGATACACCGATGTATCGGAGGCATGGGAATATGCAAATGGTCTTGGTGCATCATGTATTGCCAGTGCTGAACTTGAGATTAACGGGAAAACCTTGGAGACGGTTGATGGGGACTTTATAAGAGCGTGGAGTCTTCTCTCAGAGGATAGTAATACGCAGGTTGGAATTTCCTACGATCATTTAGCATATCTTCCTTTAACATTTCTTAAACAAATCGGATTATCAAATGGTCCCCTACCGACTCCTCGTGCCTTTCCAACAGAGGATGGTTATATTCATTGTCCCTTACATCTCTTTTTCGGACGTGTTAGGTATCAAGAGGCACTTTCTCTTATTTCAGTAAAGGAGGGTAGTGTTCGTTTACATATCACTCTTAGACCCTTTTCAGAGGTTGTTAGACAGATACGGGGATACCGAGATTCATGTACATCTGTGCCGATTAATACTGTAATTTCATTTACTGAAAAGAATGGCACAATTGTAAAAATTCCAACGATTCCAACAATACCTTCGTTTGAATCGATTGCTCTTATTACATCGGGGGCAATTCTCGATGGTGATTACCGTCAGACACTTTTAAGAAAGCCGTATGAGGTTCTTCACAGAGAACTACAGACCTTTTATTTTGATGAACCGATAAAGTATGCAATTAGTAAAAGTGCTGAGAATTTAATTACAATACAATTACCTATAGAGGCAAATCATCCTATAGAGGAAATTATATGGTTTATACGTCGTAAGGGTGTATCATTAAATAATGAGTGGTTAAATTGGACGGACAAATTGGAGACGGAGTGGCCGGTGGGGAGTGATCCTAAATTTATGACAAAACCGCTCCTAGTTTACGCAAAAATTCAAGTGAATGGAATTACACTTATAGAGGGTGAGGAGCAATATTTTAGACAACAAATTGCATCGAAGCATCAAGGAGGATATTCTGCATATTCCAATTATATATATGGTCTTTCTTTTGCTGAAATTCCTGGAATTCACCAGCCTACGGGATCTATAAATGCATCTCGTGCAAATTCTCTGAGAATCACTCTTGATATTAAACCTCCTGGAGGAATTCTAGATGCCTCTTGGGAAATTAAAGTATTTTGTAATGCAATTAACTGGATGAGGTTTGAAAATGGATTAGCGAATCCTATTTTTGAGGATTAACGCCTGACAACGCACGCGTCGTCGCAACCCGTTGCGTCGTCGCCCCCCGCGCCTTCTTAGCCGCAACCCCTACATTTTTAACACTCTGTGTCATATACGTCCAGTACGCAAATGCTAAAATAAAAAATCCAAATGCAGTTGGTAATATTATATATAAAGAAAATGAACTAAGATTATCGTATGTTTCTCTCGTTGGTGTATTTTTAGGTGTTGATAATGCCATTATACAAACTGTAATTGTAATAACTAAACATACAATTCCTAAAGATGTCATAGTTGTTAAAGGGAGATCTGTAATAAATCCCATTTCCTTTAATTAGGAGTTATTTTAAATACTATCTTTTTACTGAAGAAGTAAAATAAAAAAGTACTAGGG